GTCACCCTTGCGCACCGTGTCCAGTTCGCCGCGGTCCTTGTCGTAGGTGTAAGCGTCCGCTTCGGAATACTTGATATCCCCGTCGCCGATCTTGACCTCGATCTGCTGCGGCAGGAAGGTGATTACGGCAAAGGTGCTGTAACTACCCGGGCCGAGTTCCGGGGTAAAGGTGATCGCGGTTGTAACATCCGAGGTATTCGCCAAAACACCGCCCTGTGTCGTGGCAATTGTGATGACCGTGGTTGGCGTCAGACTTGCACCATCCACCACCATAAGGGGTTGCGGCATGAGACCGAGCGCACCCTTGAATTCCACAACCCACGGGCTGCCGTCATGCGTCACAGTAAAGTCGTCAGTTGTGTAACCATCGTCCAAAGCCACCAAGGCGATCTTGAGATTCGCGGCAGTGATGCCAAACGCAAGAGCGGATGTCGTCTTTCCACCGAAAGTAAGAGTAAAGGTGCCACCTTCTGCCGCTGTTGTGATCGTCTGCTTCGCGTTGACGCCCGCCCCGCCTTGCGTGCGGGTCGCCACAATATGAACCGCCTCCGCATCCGTCTCGCCAGCAATCTGGAAGCGAGCACCAATGGGAATCTTCTGTGTGAGTCCGCCAACCGCCGGGGGAATGCTCACGCTCGTCACAAGACAGGCCACATCATTCTCGACCACTGCGGCCGGCACCGCTGTCTTGTTTCCCTGTGCCGTGCAAGGATACTCAACGGGGTTTGCCCCCAGGCCATCCTTGATGTAAACAGTGCAATTACGAAGCTCAATGCGTGCCATAGGATGGCTCCTTCAGGTTGTAAAGATGTCCATCCGATAGCGGGCATCTACCATAGATTGCCGCAGACCATCAGTTGGATCGACTTGTCCAAAGTGTAGCATCCGTACTTCTTGATTCCTACCAGATAACGGCGATAGGCATCCAAGCACACTCTGATCGTCGTCCTCGCCCTCTCCATACTTGTAGACCGCGATGGGTCCATCCAAAGCCTCTTGAAAGACGCCGGCTATCCGTGTGAACGAATAACGATCCTTATCCGGCGCGTCAAACCGATTGGATAAGAGAACATTCACATCTACCCCAATCGTGTAGTAGTTGTGACTCAACTCTCGTGTAAAGGGACCCGTGATCCTAACTTCCACCCGATCACTGGCCTGCATGAATTCCGTTGTGCGCTCATCAAGGCCCTCAACCATTATCGGGACCTTATTCTCTGATGCCACCTGTTTCAAGTAAGTGGCAATGGATGCGAAAATCCAGCGTCCCCAGTTTGGATTAGCAGCCATTATTCCACCTCTCCTTCTGCCTGTGACCCAATATCCAGCGTGTCGTTGACATCCACACTCTGAATGAGTGCCGGATCAACGGTCTCACCGAGAAGTTTCTTTGCTATCACAGCGTAGGCTGATCCGAACTCGGATTCATCAATCTCGACGATAGCATACTTGCAACCCTGGTAGGCAATCCAATCATCCTTCTCCAGGACAAGGGCTGGAGCATCCCGGCGGTCAATGACAAATAACCGTTTGCCAGTGTCAAAGCCGCCACCTTCAGCCATCAAACGGTTGACATTCAACATTGCCCTATTATGCAACATCTCGCGGGTGATCTTCATTGGCAAGATTGCAGCTCGCCCAATGCGGGTTGCTTGATACCGGTGAGTTGCTTTACCCGTCCGTGAATCGGCCACTGAGTCAAGAAGATGGTAAACAACAATGGGGCCGCCATATTGCCGTTTCAAACCATAAAGTGCCAACTGCACCTGACGGTTGAGAAAGTATTCGTGCTGTTGCATGGCGGCATCCTTGTATTACGGCAAAGGTTTCAAACGGGATTCCGGCCAACGCTCATCAAGCGCGTGTTCCAACCGCCGCATCACAACGGTATTTCGCGCAATCACTTTCGTGCATCGTTCAACAAGCGGAAGGAGAATCTTCATGTAATCGTCTTCCAACTTGGTGATTCGCGCCGACATTCGATTCTCACGGCACCAACCTTGCCAAAGGAAAAAAGCAACAACAAGAGCAAGTGGACCGTAAGTTTTCAGTACGGTAATAACCTCTCCAAGGTCTACTCCCATTGATAGACTCCTTTAATAGAGAAGGCCGCCCGCCCAGGTGTCTGGGCGGGCTAAGCCTATGATTAGCCAGTTGGGTTTAGCCCAACAGCACGGCGCAGAGGTTCGTATCCAGAACCGCGATGCCCGCAAGGATGTCCAGGTTGACGACAGTGCCGCCCTCCTGAATATCGTACTGCATCGAAACGCGCATGGCGATGTCATTGTAGACACCGACGTGGCTCAGCACGCCCATCGCGTTGTTCGGCACCGCCAAGGGGCGAGTGACCAGGGCAATGGCATCCCGATGGAACGCCATATTGAACGCACCACCCGGGCCGGGGTACGCCAGCTCGTCATTGGTCAAGAGATAGTCCAACGGACGGTCGAGAATCAACGACTGCTCACCGGTACCGGAGAGCCACGATTCGATAATCGTGTAGACATGGCGAGTCGTGGTCCCGAAGGCGATCAACTGGCCCACCTGCGGCGCGAAGCCGGTTGTGAAACCATCGACCTTGACCGCCTCTGACCACGCCGCGGCATAGCCGCCCTTCACGACGCACGACGTGTAGATCGTGACCTGGGCGTCATTGAGAACCGCGTACTTGAGCGCAGCACTCAGGGTGATCCCTGTCGTGTCGGCAGTACCCGACGCAGCCCGAGCGTAGGTCGGCTGATTGTCACCGTCCACGGTCACGTAGCACCACTGAGTGCTAGCAGACGTGTGGCCAGTGAGGTTCTCGACGACCAGTTCCGTGGCTGTCCCGGCGGGATACCCGCCGACGCTGTTGACCCGACCATCCGAGATGGTGTCACAGGACACGGGCGAAACGTTGTTGACGTTCTGGTCCATGTATGTGTTGAAGCCCAAGATGCGGCCGAGAACCGCATTCTGGAGAGCCGTCCCACCATCGCCGCGCTCGGAAGCGCTGATGAACAGTTCGGTCTTCAACAGAGCCGTCTCACTCACGGTGGAGAGAACGAGGTTCCGGCCGTCCACCGGAGCCTTGTTGACGTTCATCTGCTCACGGGCCTCCAGCACGTAGTCCTTACTGTTGCTGGAAGTGAGGTTGCCGAGCCGCCCGACCTTGTTGGCCAGGAAGGCATGGCAGCGGCCGATAACAGCGCGATCGACGCCGCGGGCGATGGTCTGCATCCCAGGACGCAGATACACATCCACCAAGTCCTGGAAGGACTTGCTGGCTTCGCCGTCCTTGATAGTGAAGCTGGTGTAGAACCACTGGTCCAAGGGGACCCGAACGGGCGTGGCGCTGGCGTCCTGCTGCGTCAAGCTGGTGCCGTCCTTTTTCCGGCTGATCCGGAAGGTGCCCGGCCGGCGGGTGTTCACGACATCCCCGTAATCCTTGACTTCGTTCTCGAAGTCGCGGTGAACGAGGTTGGCGATGACCATGTTCTCTTCGAGGATGGCGAGCCCTTCATTGGCCCACATCTCGGGGATGAACGCGGTGTTGTCCTGTGTCCAAACAAAGCAGGCAGCCTGCGCCGGAGCGAGGTAGAGATTCGTCTTCATGTTCGTTTTCCTCATGGGGTTGAGCCGCTATTAAGCGGCCTCTGTGGTGAGGCGAAAGCCTCGATACAAAAGCCGCAACGCGCGGCCGATAACAAACCCCTGACAGTTTAGCGGCTGGCCTTATATGGCCGAAGTCCGAGAAGTTCAGGGTTCTTCGCACGGATTTCCCGGTATTGCTGCGGAGTCAATTTCCGCACGTCAATCTTGCCGCCACCCGACGCTAGGCCGCCGGTTGCCGATCCCGCCCCGATTCCACTGACCACTCCGGCCTTGAAGAGGTTGCCGTACTGATCGGGCAACTCCTTCATCCGTTTGACAGCTTCCTCGGGGGTGCGGACCATCGCAGTGGACAAGCCGGTCTTGGGATCAACATCCGGCATTGTGACCATCGGCTTATAACGGCCGGTGCTCTTGTTCGTCGCGGGGTCCATCTCTTCAATCAACGCCGTCATCGGACGCAGCAGCGTCACGATCTGACTGGGGCTGAAGGCGTCATTTTTCACGGCTGCATCTTGCAGTGAACGATCCAATGTACTCTCCCGGTAAAGCGACTCCCATCCCTGGGCCTTCTTCTCACTCTCAGTCAGTCGAGTTTCGTAACTCTGTTTCAACTCTTCCTTTTCCAGGGCGGCCTGTGCCTCCTTCGACCGCAACTGTCCTTGCACAGCAGCCAAGTTCTCTTGCAGAGCCTTGCGCTCATTCTCGTTCAGATTCTTGCTCGTCAAGACTTCTTGGAGTTTTGTTTCCATCGTCTTGAGTTGGCTCTGATGCTTCCGGCGATCCTCTGCCAGAATCTTGTTCAGGTCATCCTGCGTGAAACTCGTCTTTCCAGCGGCAGCCGCCGCCGCTGCCGCAGACGCCGTAGCAGCAGCCACTTCATCGGCCGCCTTTGCCGCAGCCGCCTTCTCGGCCTCACCATCGCCCTCGAAACAAGAGAACAGAGCCGGCGCGAAGTACAATTCAGAACACTTCATTGGTAACACCCTCACCCACCCGGGAATAGTCAAAGAGTTCTGGTGTTAGGTGGTATAGCAACCAGACTCAGCCCAGCTAACCCGCTGGTAAGGCACACTCACGAAACCCTGGAAAGCCTCACGGCATCATCGTCTCGCAAGAAAGGCTTGATAAGACGCCACGCCAGGGCGTTAGGAACCATGTTGATAAGATGTTCGATAGGCACCTGACTCCGTTCGTAACTCGTTCGCACTGCACCGTAGCCTACCGAAGTAACGGCCAGTGTCTCCAGTTCCAGTTCAGGGTCCTTGTTGTCAAGCAGACTGTGGGCAATCTCATACTCAGCCCGGCGAATGTCCTCTGGTACAAGTGTATCAGTGCCTCGCGGAAACTCCAAAACCTGAGCAGCCTCAGCGGCGCGTACCAGATCAAATGTAGCCGTAGGATTTGATAACGACAAGAGATACACAGTATGCTTGAGACCCTTGAAGTTCAGTCCGTCAATCAGTCGCCGGGCAGCAATCAACGCCCTGATACGATCCACCGTTGAGGCCGCCGTCCAGGCGAACTCATGTAGGCGATTCTGAAAGTATTCAGTCGCCTCAATCACAGTGCCATAGAAGGTTGCGTCAATTGCCATAGGTCACCTCATTGAGTATGCGCTTCCCATGTTGCCGTGCCACCTGACAGCCGAAGAAAATAGTCGCCATCAGCGGGTTTTACCGGTAACCAATCCGTTGCCGGTCCACTCGGGCCAGTGGGTCCACTCGGACCAGTAGGACCACCACTCGGGCCAGTCGCACCATCGGGGCCAGTCGCACCATCGGGGCCAGTCGCACCATCGGGGCCAGTGGGACCATCAGGGCCAGTCGCACCATCAGGGCCAGTAGGACCATCCGGACCAGTAGGACCACCACTCGGGCCAGTCGCACCATCAGGGCCAGTAGGACCATCCGGACCAGTAGGACCATCGGGACCAGTAGGACCATCTGGACCAGTAGGACCATCGGGGCCGGTCGGACCATCAGGACCGGTCGGACCATCAGGGCCAGTAGGACCATCCGGACCAGTAGGACCATCCGGACCAGTAGGACCACCACTCGGGCCAGTCGCACCATCGGGACCAGTCGGACCATCGGGGCCAGTAGGACCATCCGGACCAGTAGGACCATCGGGACCAGTCGGACCATCTGGACCAGTAGGACCATCCGGACCAGTAGGACCATCCGGACCAGTCGGGCCATCAGGGCCGGTCGGACCATCGGGACCAGTCGGGCCATCAGGGCCGGTCGGACCATCGGGACCAGTCGGGCCATCAGGGCCGGTCGGACCATCGGGACCAGTAGGACCATCGGGACCAGTCGGACCATCAGGGCCAGTCGGACCATCAGGGCCGGTCGGACCACTCGGGCCCGGCGTTGCCGGACCACTGGGACCACTGGGACCACTCGGGCCGCTCGGGCCACTCGGGCCAGCTCCAGTTGGACCACTCGGTCCACTTGGGCCACTGGGGCCAGTCTCCAAATCTGCAACATCCAGAACCTTCACCTGCGTGGCAACAAGTTCAGCCGCAATTCGATCCCAGTCCGCAGCATCAGGATTGGCCGTGGTTGCCAGGCCATCACGAACGGGATTACCCGTCTCACCATCCCAGACTTGATCCGGGAAACTTGGAGTTACATACGCCATAATCCTCCCCCTCTTGGCTAAGTTAGCCAGTCAAGTTGTGTTCGTTCGCGTTCGGTATACCAACCATCGCGCCACAAGTCTGTCAACATCTGAAAGTATTCCTGATAGCGCCAACGGACTCGATCCATACTGTAGTTGGCAACCGACCGCTGGTGAATGTATACCGGGTCCAGCGTATGAGCATTCCGGGCCGCAAAGAGGAAGTGATCCAATGTATGGCACCGAAAACCCGTCTTACCGTGTTCAACAGTCTCCGGGAAGGCCCCAAAGTCTGTCGTAATGGCCGGCGTACCGGCCATTTGACTCTCAATCGCTACTGCACCAAACGGTTCGATGTAGGTTGTCGGAACGAATGTGGCAATGGCATTCTGGTAGAGCGTTGCTCTCTTTTCACCTGTGGCGAAGCCAACGTATTCCAGATTGTCGCCCTCGTAGACCTCGCCATCCTCGCAGTAAATCTTATTCCCATCTACCTTGGTGCATCCCTGTCCAGCGATTTTCAACTTAGCTCCGAGCCGCTTGCACACCTCGACCGCAATGTGAACACCCTTCCGCTTGATGAGTCGGCCGAGAAACAGGTAGTAGTCGCCTTTCTGCACTTGCAAAGGATAATCGTTTGGATTCAGATAGTTGGGGATAACAGCGTCGTAAAACTTACCATCCGGATCAAAGCCGCCTTGCGCACCCCAAATCTTGTGCATGTGAGCATAGGACTCAAACACACGATACTTAGCAAACGTCCCGTTGTATCCGATGCCGTACTCCACTGTCAACACGTCGTCTACGGCATTAGCTATGGGTATGCCCAAGTTGCCTGTGATGAGACACACAAAGTCACCATGCTGTTTTCGCTTGTTGATTGCCTCAATTGCCCGATCATTAGTCAGCTTCCAGTAGGGGGCTGCACCTGCCCAATCGACGTTGTATAGGGCTCCGGGATTGTACACCCCGAAGAAGCTCTCTTGCTCAGCTTGAGACAGAATTTGAACGTGCTCAGCACAGTCCTGAACCTGGCTCCCCTCAACACCATAATGGTACACTTCGTGACCAAGGCTCCCCATCATCTGGCAGAAGTGCAAAATCTTCATCGTGAAGGCGCACGCAGAGTGATTCATGTTCGTCTGCGTATG